ATGCTGAAATTACTGACGCCATTTGAAGAGCGAGGTAAAGCGCAACTGGGGGTTAGGATCGGCAGTGTTAATGGCAGATTAGAGGGTGATCGCAATAAGGTCCGTTTTGAGCAAACTAATATGGCGCGTTTATTATTAGCCTCTCAAATAGAACGTTCAGGAGCTGACTTTGCCGTAATGAGTGGCGGGGGAGTTCGTGACTCTATCGGTGCAGGTGATATCACTTATAAAGATGTGCTCAAGGTTCAACCCTTTGGTAATACGCTGGTTTACGTTGATATGAAAGGTAGCGAGGTTGAGAAATACCTGGCGGTGGTAGCCAATAAGCAGCCAGATTCAGGGGCTTATGCGCAATTTGCCAACGTCAGTCTGGTTGCTGATGGTCAGGGTGTTAGCAATGTGAAAATCCAAGGTGAACCGTTAGATCCTAATAAAACGTACCGTATGGCTACGCTCAATTTCAATGCACTGGGCGGGGATGGTTATCCAAGAATCGACAATTCACCTAGTTACGTTAATACCGGATTTATCGATGCTGAAGTATTGAAACAGTATATTGAAAAGCACTCGCCGCTGGATGCTAATCAGTATCAGCCGAAAGGTGAGATTGTTTATAAGTAGCTGTAATCAATCGGGATGAAGTACATTTTAAGAGGTGTATTTCATCCCAATATAAAACTCGAAAAAAACCTTCTGCAAAATCCCTGCAAAACTCCACTGCAAAACGGTACACAAATTAAACAGCAATGGTGATCCATTCTTTGCCACGGTCATCATTATATTTATCGGTCATTGCTTGGTTTTTATGGCCGAGTAGTGATTTCGTATCGATGCCTTGCTCACGATATAATCGTTCGGAAAGTGATCGCTGTTCATGGAATGTTGGCGGGGTTCCATCTTTCCATTTAATCCCGCTAGCTTCCCGTGCCGCAGTGAAATTCATTGTTATTGTTTGGTCTCGTATATTTCCTCCGCGCTTATGGGAGCAACATCATGAAAGAGATCATCGTAGATAATTTTGCTGGTGGCGGTGGGGCTTCTACCGGGATCGAAATGGCAACCGGGCGCAGTGTTGATATCGCCATCAATCATGACGAAAACGCCATCGCCATGCATACGACAAACCACCCCGACACACTCCATTACTGTGAGTCGGTATTTGATATTGACCCGGTAGCCGCGACTGCCGGCAGGCCTGTTGGCCTGGCATGGTTCAGTCCCGATTGTCGCCATTTCAGCAAAGCGAAGGGCAGCAAGCCAGTTAAAAAAGAGATCCGGGGGCTGGCGTGGATAGTTATTCGTTGGGCCTTAGCGAAAAAGCCTCGAGTCGTAATGCTGGAAAATGTTGAAGAGTTTAAAACTTGGGGGCCGCTGATTACTGCTGAAGATGGTACTGAGCATCCTGATCCTGCCCGTGCAGGTGAGACATTCGCCGCATTCGTTGGCATGCTGACCACCGGTATTGATGCTGGACACCCAGCGTTATTGGAGTGTTGTGAGTTATTAGGCTTTGATATCAATAGCATAGAGGCTAAACGACTGCAGTCTGGTTTGGGATATGTCATAGAGCATAGAGAGCTTCGTGCCAGCGACTATGGCGCGCCAACTATTCGTAAACGGTTCTTTATGGTTATGCGCTGTGACGGGCAGCCGGTGGTGTGGCCGGAGCCAACTCACGGTGATCCTAAGTCACAGGATGTTCAAAGCGGACACCGTGAACCGTGGCGCACTGCTGCCGAATGTATTGACTGGTCAATTCCATGCCCGAGCATTTTTGAGCGCAAGAAGCCGCTGGCAGAGAATACACTAAAACGCATAGTGCGAGGTATTCAGCGCTTTGTTATCGATAACCCCACGCCGTTTATCGTGAAGTGTAACCACACCAGCAGTAAAACTGCATATGACTGTTTCCGGGGGCAGCCATTAACTGATCCGTTGCAGGCCATTACCAAAACGCCTGGCTTCTCATTGGTCGCTCCAATCATAGCCCGTATCGGTCAAACCGGTTTTGGTGGCGATCGCATGGCATATGAAGCCGGTAAACCACTGACGACAATCACTAGCAAGGCTGAGCACCTTCTTGTAGCCCCGATTATTGCCCGTGAGTTTGGCAATAGCGTGGGGCATATGGTTGATGAACCAAGCGGTACTATTACGGCGGGCGGTGGGGGTAAGTCTCGGCTTGTTTCTGCGTTCTTAGCTAAACACTTCGGTGGCAACTATACCGGCCCTGGTGCTGATCTGGGACAGCCAGCACATACAGTAACTACTGTTGATCACCATGCACTGGTCACATCCAATCTCATTAAGATGCGCGGTACCAATGCGGGTCAAAAAGTGACAGATCCGCTTCAAACTGTTACCGCTGGTGGGAATCACTTTGGGGAGGTTCGCGCCTTTTTACTGAAATATTACGGCAATGAGAAGGAGGGCGTTAGCCTGAATGGCCCCCTGCACACAGTGACCACCAATGACCGGTTCGGTCTGGTGACGGTCGAGGGCATTGATTATCAGATCGTGGATATCGGTATGCGTATGTTGCAGCCGCATGAGCTTTACGCCGCGCAGGGTTTCCCGAACTGGTACATCATCGACCGCGATTACACCGGCACTAAATACGCCAAAGATAAGCAGGTAGCCCGCTGTGGTAATGCGGTGCCACCGCCATTTGCTGAAGCGTTGGTTCGGGCAAATTTGCCAGAAATGTGCGTAGAGCGTAAAGGGGTCGCCGCATGAGAGCGCTGTTAAAACCCATAATCCAGAAAGAACTTGGCGCTGTATTTTTAAAGATAAGCGCTGATCTATGGCCTCATATGTCCGGCCGCTTGCTAGTGTCCACGGAGCCGGAAGAATTTAAATCTCTACCTGACGGCAGGTTACCTGTTGTAGAGCAGCAATTGGCTAATGATCCGCGACTATTACCATTCTTTGAGCATGAAAGAGTCATCCGCGCCGCTGGTGGCCCTCGAGTGCTTGAGTCGTGGGTCGAGCAGCTGAAAGAGTGTCAGTGGCACGATCCGGATGACACACACGTCCGCAATCTCACCACTTTACGTTATGACAAGCGATCAATCCGCCTGTGCTGGCATCATGACAATAAGCTGAGAGAGCATGCATTACCCCGACTCAATCAACTTGCGACTAATAATCTCGTAGCGTGGATTGTAGAAACCGTTCGTGACTACTTCCGTTTTCCTGAAGGTCACCAGCTAACATTGCCAGAGATGTGCTGGTGGGCGGTGCTTAACGAGGTTTATAACCTGCTGCCGGATGCCATTGCTCGCTCTTCTCTGCATATGCCACCAGCTGTGATCGAAACCGGCGGCACAAAAGAGAGTGATATCACTTGGTCGCCAGCGCCACAAGAAGTGGTCGCCAACAAGGTAGCGAAAGCCAAATCGTCAGCCGAAGTAGCCGTTAAGTCAGTTTTAATCTTGAAAGTTGATCCTGAATCTCCAGAGAGTCAAATGCTCATCCCCAAACTGCGCCGTTGGGAAAATAAGAAATATGTGCGGTGGGTTAAGTCAGAGCCTTGTTGCGTCTGCGGGGGTGGCTGCTGTGACCCACATCATATTATCGGGCACGGGAAGGGCGGCATGGGAACAAAGGCCAACGACCTTAAAACCATCCCGCTTTGTAGAATTCATCACGACGAAATACATGGCTCGGCAGGTGTAAAAGCGTGGGAAGCAAAGCACGGTAGTCAGATAGATTTATGGGAAAAAATTATAGATCGTGCATTTGCACTGGGTGTATTGGCCTGATGGCCTTAATTGCGTGGAGTAAAACCATGAATTCAGTAAGCGGTATGCGGACCGGTTACAGCCTGGAGACATCATCATGATCCTTGAATCGGCATTAAAACACCTCGGCCCCAAAGGGATGTCAATAACAGACACTTCGAGAGCTACAGCATCAGATGAAATAACAGGTACTGATGTGATGGCAGCCCTGGGCATGACTGAATCAAAGTCTGAATTCGGCATGGCCTTATATCTCGGTAAGCACGCGGATAGTGAAGAGGATAAACAGCGAGCTATAGCAATGTTGACCCAGTTTGCGCTTAAAAAGGCCCCGAGGGCTATCAAGAGGGCTTCCGCCGCGAAGTTTGGTGGTTGCCTGCGAATTATGGCGCTCCTTGCATTCAATGAGTTTTGCCGTACAGCGGAAACAACACAAACGTGCCACTGCTGCAACGGTGATGGATTAATTAATCAAAAGAAAGAATTTAAGAATCAAAGAGCTATAGACAGGCAGGAGTACCTGGACAATTTACCCGGTAATCTTGGGTGGTTATATGGTAATGAAATGAAAGTGAAAAAAGAGGGCGTGGAAGTCGTTAAAGTCCCCTGCGAGATATGCAAAGGGAAGGGCGTTATACCCGTCCGTTGCCGCTGCCAGGGCACTGGTGAGACACTTGATGAGAAAGAAAGCAAACTGCGAGGAATTCCCGTAGCTAAAGAATGCCCTAAGTGTAAAGGGAAGGGGTTCAAGCGAGTTCAGCCATCAGTCATCTATTTCGCCGTCAGGAAGAAATTACCAGAATTACCTGAAAGAACATGGCGTTATACGTGGAAACCATTTTATGAATCACTGCTAACTGAATGTTATCAGGAAGAAAGCCATGTTGAAGCGGTATTTAAAAAGATAACCCGATAATTTCTAGTTGCAAAAGTTGCCGTTTTTGGCTAGATTTGATTCTAAGGATGGGTTAATTCGTTCTTAAGAAATTAAAGACCTCGCTTCGGCGGGGTTTTTTTATGTCTGCATTCGCGTGGGCAATGGCAACAACTTATACGGATAGAAGCACGCAGGCCACGGGGAACCGTAACCAGCTTCAAAAATGACAAGCCCCGACATAAGTCAGGGCTTTTTGTTTGTGGAATGGGCGGCAGAGGGGTGCTGATAACACTGTCTCTGCCATTCGCCTGTTCAGAAAGTCACAGGCGAACCAAGGCCCACCGCTTGTGTGCACAAAGCGATCTGAGCCTACCAAGAAACGGTAGAATGATCTATGAAAAACACTGTTTATTTCAATGGTTTGAAAATTGTAAACGCTGATTCGCTACAGTACATAAAAACTCTTCCTGATAATTATATCGACCTGATCGCGACAGATCCCCCATATTTCAGAGTTAAATCATGCAAATGGGATAATCAGTGGAAAAATGAATCGGCATATCTTGCGTGGTTAGATGAGCTATTGGTTGAATTCTGGCGAGTGCTAAAACCCTCCGGCAGTCTTTATATGTTCTGCGGCTCTCGCTTGGCTGCTGATACAGAGGTTCTGGTTCGTGGTCGCTTCAATGTGTTGAGTCATATTATTTGGGCTAAACAATCAGGCCCATGGCGACGAATGCATAAAGAGAGTTTGCGGTCTTACTTCCCCACAACAGAGCGGATTATATTTGCTGATCACTACGCCGGGCCATTCACGCCAAAAGGCACAGCTTACGCAGAAAAATGCAAATCTCTGAAACAAAATGTTTTTAAGCCCTTGATTGATTATTTCCGGCTGGCCAGAGCGTCGCTGGGCGTGTCTGCAAAGGCAATTGATGGGGCAACAGGGCGACAAATGACGAGTCACTGGTTTAGTGAAAGCCAGTGGCAATTACCAAGCGCCGAACAATATGCAACGCTGCAAAATCTATTTGATCGTATTGCCGCAGAGAAGCATCTGCAGGGGATATTGAGTAAACCCCATCATGATCTGGTAGCGGAATATCAGACTTTAAATCGGCAGTATTCAGAGTTAAGCCTTGAATATGAGTCATTGCGGCGACCGTTTACTGTCACTGCTGATGTGCCATACACCGATGTTTGGACGTTTCCCTCGGTCGCTTTTTATCCAGGCAAACACCCATGCGAAAAACCAAGTGAAATGATGGAGCACATCATCAGGTCCAGCAGCAGGCCGGGTGATGTAGTTGCTGATTTCTTTATGGGATCAGGTGCCACGCTCAAAGCGGCTATAAAGCTAGGCAGGACAGGGATCGGGGTAGAGCTGGAAGAAGAGCGATTTTTACAGACAGTAAGTGAGATGAAAGAGTTAGAAAGAGAGCTAAAGCCAGATTAGAGCGGTATGCGTCAGCATATTGGTAGGTGCTGACGCCGGAGCCGTAACCAGCTTTATTTTTTTTCATTAGCTTTGGGAATGTAACATGACTAATGTCGTTATCACTCACGTTATGAAGTTTTTTGAGCGCGTGGCGATCAAGTTTTAATTCTTCTACCGCCTCTAGATAAGCTACCTTTATTTTTTTATGCTCTTCAATTTTCAAGGGGTCTCTCTTTGCGGAATATCAAGCCGCCTTAATTGCTGGATTAACGATTAAGTATGAAGTGCCATGCTCATCTTCCATTTCTACAGCATCGAAGCCGAGGTGAGCAGCCACACGACCGCGCAGGCGCTGCAACTCCCAGCTTAGGTCGCCAGCGCCACCGTCAAAAGCATTGCTTCGTGGCGAGAGTATGTCTGCGAAATCTTCACAATCACTGTCATTATCCCACATGATGCGATCCGCTATTTCCGCTACATCATCAATGTTGAGTTCAGCACGAAGGAAGGCGTACACCTCTTCCGTTCTGTTATCTAAGTCGCGTGATGATGCTATTTTTTCATCGTTGATTTCATAAGTATAAACAAAGCCGCAACCGTGGCTTGAAGCTGAATCCATGCTGTCAGAGGCAAAGATACCGTCATACAGGTTCTCGCTATGGTGCCCTCACCAGTGAGGGCCTCTCCCGTTTTAGCTCATCAGTCACCCAATCAACTCCACACACACTTAACTGACGAGTGGCTGTGCTGGTGGGCTAAATTCCTAAAAACAACACCCGACAATGCCGGGAGTATATTCCCCGCTGGGGAGGTGGTATGAGAATGCATAACGAACCGCATACATGGAATGACTGGATCGAACTACTCAATGCTTGGTGGCGGGGTGATGTACCGATCGGCGGTGTGCTGTTATCTATTGTAATGGCTTGCCTGAGGGTCGCATACACCGGTGGTGGCTGGAAGAAAACTTTATTAGAGGGGCTAACTTGTGGCGCACTGACATTAACTGCTGTTAGTGCGCTTGAGTATTTAGATCTCCCGCAGCAACTCACTTTAGCAGTCGGTGGGCTGATTGGTTTTGTTGGCGTTGAACAAATCCGTGCTTTTGCGCTCCGTATTGTCGGCAACCGCATCGGCGGCACTGACGATACCAAATCTCAGGAATAAATCATGACCCCTCATCAATTCAGAATGGCGGCTAACATCAGCGCCGAACTTTCTGCGCGTTGGATTCAGCCGATTACTTTGGCAATGAAAGAGTTTGATATCACTACGCCGCCACAGCAGGCGATGTTTATTGCCCAGGTAGGCCATGAGTCGGCCAGCTTCACGTTGCTAGTGGAGTCGTTCAATTACAGCGTTAACGGCTTACTGGCGACGTTCGGCAAAAGATTGTCTGCGGATCAGGCTTCGGCATTGGGTCGCATGACAGGTGAAAAGTCAGTGCCTGCTAATCGGCAACGAGCCATTGCCAACTTAGTTTATTCGGGTCGCATGGGTAACAAGGCTGTAGATGATGGCTGGAAATACCGTGGTCGCGGTCTGATTCAAATTACTGGTTTAGATAACTATCGAGCATGCGGTGCATCCTTAAAACTGGATTTAATTAGCACCCCTGATCAGTTGCAGAGTGATATTAATGCTGCTCGATCTGCCGGTTGGTTCTGGCAATCCCGTAATTGTGGTCAATATGCTGACGATATTCAGCGTGTCACCCAGCTAATTAACGGCGGTAATAACGGCATTAATGACCGAAAGGCGCGGTTTGAACTGGCTAAGCGGGAGTTGCAGGGATGACCACTTGGCGCGCGGCACTGGTGGCGTCAATGTCCATCGCATTCATTTTTCTGCTCCTGAACCGCAATCATCTCGCAAACAGGGTGGATAAGGCGGAAGCGGAGCTGTTGACCGAGCAGGCTACTAACGTTGCCCTGGGGAGCATCATTGATGCATATCAGTTGAATGATGTCGCGAACCGAGCCGCTACCGCTCGACAACTCGAAAACGAGAGGAAGTTACGCAATGACAGTGACGAACGTCTCAAGCGATTCAAGACTGCATCAGCTGTGGACTCGTGTGCCGATAGTCGCCTGTCTAATGATCTTCTTGTCATCTTGCGCGAATAATCCAGCATCCCGCTCAGCTGAGTTAATTCAGTTGTGGCCGCCCGAATCAGCATTAACTGAATGCGAAGTGCCGGAGTTCGCCGGTACCACGTGGGGAGATGGCGGGCTGTATGCGCTGGCGTTGAAGCGTGAGCTGCGGATCTGTAAGGGGCGGCTGGATGAGGTTATTAGCTGGCGACTGAGAGCAGAGAGGAAGCAGTGAAAGCACAAGTTCAGAAATGGTGATGCTTCTATATCAGCGCATCAAACGAATTGAAGAGTCATATAAACAGGATAAATCATGAGCGAAGCAAAACCGCAAGATGGCAGTACAGTGAAAGGATACCGGACGCTAGCCCCGGCAGATATCGAAATGATGAACGAGATAAAGGGCGTCAGTCGTGACTTTCTCAAAAAGCTGGATTTTCTTAAATTCACACATGAAGGCGACCCGCAGGTTATGCGCTGGCTAGCAATCGCACGCACAGATATGCAAACAGCTTGTATGGCAGCGTGTCGCGCAGTAGCTCGCCCGGATGCTGACTGTTAACAAATTCCCCAGACAAGGAAGAGGTTGCAAAGCTGCGAATAGATAATAAAGACAAATTGAGAGCTACTTTCACAACAGCTCTCAATCAACTAAAAGCATTCTGCTATTAGATATGTAATAGCGGCCAAAAACGACAATTCGCTGATAATTATCACTACTATCACTGATGAGTAATACACGGTCGTTGTCATGCACCAATTCTTAAATTTAATCCACATTGCGTCATCCTTTTTGTTTGACAAAAGAATGACAGTCAATTCATAGGGATGGAAATTGGTTGTACAGATCAATAAACGATTATTGATCGTTTAAAACGATCGTTATCGAATGAAAGTTCTGTATTTATAAAACTTCGCAAAAGGTGCTGATTAGTGTCAACTCTTAAAGATTTATCTAATCAGCTACAGTCGATAAAAAAGCAGATCCCTTTCGCTACGGCTCAAGCACTAACCAGCGTTGCTCGTCAGATTGTAGAGGCTCAAAAGTTGGGTATGCAGCGCAATCTGGATAATCCGACACCTTTCACCGTTAATTCTGTTGGCTCGTTTGGTGCACGTAAAGACCGATTACAAGCCAAGATATTTGTGCGTGATATTGCCGCCAGTTATCTCGAACCGTTCGAGTTCGGTGGACAGCACAAACTCAATGGCCAGGCTCTACTGAATCCAAAAGCTATAAAGCTCAATAAGTATGGGAACTTGGCGCGCAATAAGCTGGCTCAGCTGAAGGGCAAGCCTGATGTATTCATTGGCAAGATTGGCGATACGTCAGGCGTATTCCAGCGCAAGAAAGGTAAGAAGAGCAAGAAGGCTAAAAAACGTCAGCAGCGCTCTCCAAACGGTGTACATAGAGCAAGAGAGAAGCAGAGATCGCCTAAGCTACTGATTCAGTTCGGCGATGCTCTGGCAGTCAAACCCACGCTTGGGTACTTCGATCGGGCGAACTCAATGGCACAGGCTTTGATGCCCGGCGCATTAAGTCTGGCAATCGAGCAGGCATTGAATACTGCAAAATAGATATTTATATGATAATCATTATCATCTAGAAAAAAATGGGTCCCTCCTGCGACCTTTGTAATGTACGGGCATTGCGCGCCGTGCAGTTTTACCAGCTATAAATTTTTCATTTTGTGTCCCATGTCCCACGTACATAACTATGCAACTGTGACCGTCAGCCCTTACGCCGCGCGGCTGTGGCCGTTTTTCTGAGTGGGACATTTTAGATGGGACACAAAAAAATGTCCCACGCAAATGTCCCACGGCAATGTCCCATGCCCCACTGAGGCGATTTTCACCATGAGCACGATGACGAAGATTGACTACGCCAAGCATGCTGGCGTTGATCGGAAGACGGTGAGCCGCTGGATTAAGGCTGGAAAATATATTGTTCTTGATGGTGATTTGGTCAACGTTGAGGAAAGTGATATAGCAGTATCCACTTTGCGCGATAGCAAAGATCCTCGCACTAAAAACGCCAGCAAGAATAAGCCCGTAAAAGTTACCGCTGCCGATACTGATGACAATACTAATACGGCCGTCAAAGAGATCATGCTGGCCAATGGTGTCGCATGGACACGAGAAGAAGCCAGTAGAGTAAAAGAGAACTATCTGGCGCTATTAACCAAGTTGGAGTTTGAGAAAGAAGACGGGCAGCTGGTGGAACTAACGGCCGCAGAAGATATTTTGTTTAGCGCTTTTCGTGAACAACGCGACGCCTGGATGAACTGGCCGTCAAGGGTGGCTCCTTTGATGGCGGCTGACTTGGATGTTCCCGCCGACAGAATGACCGAGGTGTTATTAGTATATGTCCACAAACACATCTCTGGTCTCGGCGAACCTGAGTTTAACGCAGAGCAAACATGACCGGTTACTTCTCAGCGTTCGTAAGGGATGGACACCGCCCCCGCGCATTAGCGTACCGGACTGGGCTGACCGCTACCGTAAACTGGCAAAAGAGGCGGGGAGTACATCGGGTAATTGGGAAACCACCACGGTAGAGATTGCCCGTGGCCCCATGCTGGCGGCGACGGAATCAGGGGTGCATATCATCACCGTGATGTGCTGTACCCAGTTGATGAAAACAGCATTGCTGGAAAATCTGTTTGGTTACTTTGCGCATCTCGATCCCTGCCCAATGCTGTTATTGCAACCCAAAGAAGACGCTGCCGAGAAGTTTTCCAAAGAACGCATTACCCCCTTGATCAGGGTCACGCCTGCCCTTCGCCAGTTGGTGGGCGGTAACAAACAGAAAAATTCAAAAGAGACATTGCTATACAAATCCTTTACCGGTGGGTTTCTGGCACTGGAGGGGGCCGGTAGCCCGGACAACCTTGCCCGTCGCCCGATCCGTGTACTGTTGGCCGATGAGGTAGATAAGTACCCAATCACCCGTGAGGGTGACCCGATAACCCTGGCAGAAGAACGCACCGCGACCTTCGGCCTCAACTGGCTATCTGTTCGTGCCTGCTCTCCGACCGTTGAAGATGAAAGCCGCATTGCGACCAGCTACGAGGAATCGGATCAGCGCCGCGCATCTATGGCATGCCCGCACTGTGGCCACCGTCAATTTCCTGATTTCTTCAAGCATGTTCACTGGACATCAGAGGCAGACAAACACCATACGAAACTCGCCATGATCCACTGCGAAAGCTGCGGTTCCGGCTGGTCCGAGGGTGACCGGCTAAGAGCGCTCCGCACCATTCAATGGCATCAGACAAAGCCGTTTGAATGCTGCGGCCAGCGCCATGTCCCGCTGAATCATTATGAGCAAGCATGGCACGTTGATGATCAGGCTGCCGTGGGTGTTGTGTGGCGCTGGTCTGAGTCTGAGCGTCACGCGGTGCATCGGGCTATTTGCCCTGACTGTGGGGAGCTGGGGGTCGAGAATATTCACGCGGGTTTTCAGGCATCCAAATTATTCAGTCCGTGGCAAAAAGATAAACCGTCTGATATCGCTGCTAAATACCTTAAAGCCAAGGGTGATCCCGACAAAGAGTTGGCTTGGTGGAATACCCAAATGGGCCTACCTCACCGACCCAACTACGGTAAGCGCCTACCTGTCGATGAACTGCTGTCACGAAGAGAAGTATTTAATGCTGAAGTTCCTGATGGCGTTGCCGTCCTGACGGCGGGAATTGACACACAGGCTGGCCGATTAGAAATTGAAGTGGTGGGTTGGGGTAAAGATGAAGAGAGTTGGTCGGTGGCATTTGACGTTATTGAGGGTGACCTCGAAACAGCAGAGCCTTGGCTTCGGCTTGATGCTTACCTTAAGCAAATCTGGCGGCGGGCAGATGGTCGTGGTTTTACCATCATGGCCGCCTGTCATGACTCCGGGGGCAACCATACACAAAAGGTCTATGAGTTTGCCAAGGAGCGGTTGGGGCGTCGGATATGGGCCATTAAGGGGGAATCTGCCACTGGCGGTAAACGCTCCCCTATCTGGCCCAACAAGCGGCCCAACTCAAAGAATCGGTCACAGTACCGTCCGGTCATTATTGGGGTTAACTCGGCAAAAGATTCAATTCGCGCCCGTCTTCATCTTGATAAACCCGGCCCCGGTTATATGCACTTTTCAACCGATCGGGATATGGGGTATTTCAGCCAGTTAACCGCAGAGCGCTTGATCATGAAAGAGGCCGCTGGTCAGCGCTACAGTGTATGGGAATTACCTCACGGCAAGGCTAACGAAGCGCTGGACTGTCGAGTTTATGCTTATGCAGCCCTTGCTGGCCTGTTTCATATGGGGCTGAAGCTAAATACCCGTGCAATGTTGATCGAATCCGAACCCGACAAAGTTCTGCATCCTGCCCGTTCTGAGCCGGAGGACAAAACCAGCCTACGGCTGCCGGGAGCCATTATTCAGGAATCTGAACCCACCATAACAAAAAGCATCGCCAGCCGGCTGGCGTAAGGATCTTTATGAGCCAGTATCTTTCCGGTGATGAAACGGTCAGTGAGCTAAAAGCCATTCTCAAATCAGCAACGAGCAGAATGCGAGATATTGCGTTTGGTGATAAAGGCATTTCATTTTCATATGCCCAGGGCGATGGCACGCGGAGTGTGACGTATCAAACGGCAAATATCGAAGACTTACGAGCATTAATTGCAGAGGTTAATGCAAAGTTAGGGAAGCGCACGCGTAGTGCGTTAAGGTTTCGGTACTGATGAAAAACCCAGTAAGGATTTTAGGTCCTGACGGTCGCCCCTTGCCGCCATCCCAACCAAGGGCATCAATGCTAAATGGTTCCAGTGGCGCTCCCTATGACGCTGCTGATCAATTCAGTGACACCATGGCTAACTGGCAACCATCACTATGGTCACCAGACAACGAAATTAATCCCTCCCGTAATCAGGTGGTTGCCCGTGTTCGTGACATGGTGCGCAATGATGGTTGGGCCTCGGGCAGCGTTACCCGCATTTTGGATAACGCCGTGGGTGCGTCTTTCCGTCCGCTGGCTAAAGTCGATTATCGGACTCTGGCGCTGATGACTGGCAATCCTCAATTTGACGCGAAATGGGCTGATGAATATGGACGGGCCATTGAATCAGGCTGGCGAATTTGGGCGAATGACCCAAACCGTTATTGTGATGTGGAAAGAAAGAAAACCGTCGCTCAACTGCTACGGCTCGGTTTTCGCCACAAGCTAACTGACGGTGACGCGCTCTGTGTGATGCAATATCGCCCTGACCGCCTTGGCTACGGCCGGGCACAGTATGCCACGACGATGCAAATCATTGATCCCGACCGGCTAAGTAATCCGCAAGAGAAATTCGACATGCCGAATATTCGCGGTGGGATAGAAATTGATGAGGATGGAGTCCCTATTGCTTATCACATCCGCAAAGCTCATATCGGTGACTGGTGGAGTGGTAAAGAAACCATGACCTGGGAGCGCATCCAGCGTGAAACCGACTGGGGCCGTCCCATCGTCATCCATGACTTTGACAGCGATCGAGCCTCTCAGCATCGTGGTATCAGTATTTTTACTCCCATCGTCCAGCGCCTGAAAATGCTGATTAAGTACGATGAAGTGGAATTGCAGTCATCAATCCTGAACTCCATTTTTGCTGCTTTTATCACGTCGCCTTATGACCCCGGACTGGTTGCGGACTCCCTCGATACGGGTGATGACGTTATTAAGTATCAGAAAATGCGTCGTGAATATCACGACGAAAAACGCCTTTCATTACAAAGTGGCGCACGCATTCCGATACTGGCACCCGGTGAAAGCATGACCGCACTTAATGCGGTTCGGCCAACCAGTAACTTTGTCGCCTTTGAAAGTGCCGCGCTGAGAAATGTTGCGGCGTCATTGGGGATTTCTACCCAGCAACTGACCCAAGACTGGTCTGATGTTAACTACAGCTCAGCCCGTTCCGCCATGCTTGAAGCGTGGAAAACCCTGACCCGCCGCCGTGATGATTTTGCGACGGGATTCGCTCAGCCCATCTTGTCGTGCTTTATCGAAGAACTGCATGACTTAGGTGAGGTTCCTTTGCCTGATGGCGCGCCTGATTTCCTTGCTGCTAAAGCGGCATATTGCCGTGCTCAATGGATGGGGCCAGGGCGGGGCTGGGTTGATCCGGTAGCTGAGAAGAAAGGGGCCATTCTTGGCATGGAGGCGGGGCTATCTACTCTCGAGATGGAAGCCGCTGAAAACGTCGGTGAAGATTGGGAAGAGTTCTTCTCCATTTTGCTGTTTAATAGTGTTTTGAACGAAAAGCCTGTTGTCATGCCCGTTTACGTGATTTTAGTAGTGATGGTTTTGCATGAAAAGAACAGTACTTTATGTTTATACCGAATGTTTATGGGACTACCGATGGGACTATCTTTTTCTTACTGTGAGGCCTTATGCCAAAGATAATCAGGCCCCTTACAGATGCCGAAGTTAGGGGCGCTAAAGCAACAAATAGGGATTTTTCCTTGTTTGATGGCGGTGGGCTCCTGTTATACGTGAAAGTGGCAGGATCTAAAACTTGGCGTTTTCGGTATTATCAGCCATACACTCGGAAGCGCCAGACCTTAACATTGGGAACTTACCCAGAAACACGGCTACCAGAAGCTCGGAGACTGAAAGAGGAGGCAAGGTTACAAATATCTCGAGGCATTGACCCAAACGAAGTAAAACGTGAGAAAGAACGAGAATCGAATGAGGAATTTTCTAATACTGTTGGAAGGGTTGCTCATGACTGGATGGAGTTAAGGCGCAGTGATGATTTAGGGGCTGGTACTATCCAGCATCTATCCGGTACCGTCAAAAATCATATTATTGCATTGTTTGGAAAAGTACCTGTAAATAAACTAACGCCACGTATGGTTATTAGTGCCATGCAGCCATTGAAAGCAGCGGGCCATTTGGTACAGCTTGAGCATGTTGTACAAGTACTTAATCGAATAATGAATTTTTCGGTAAATACTGGGCTGGTTAGCTTCAATCCACTGGCGAAGGTTTCTGCGGCATTTCCATCACCCACTAAAAGTAATCTGCCAACTATCCAACGTAATGAGTTGCCAGAGTTACTAAGTGATATTAACAGCGTCAGTGCAGAACCAGTTATTCATGCTGCAATTGATTGGCTAATGCTAACAATGACAAGACCTATAGAAACAATAGGGGCGAGATGGGACGAAATAAATATAGATGATAAAATATGGGTAATTCCACCTGAAAGGATGAAAATGAAAAAGACTCATACTGTCCCATTATGCCAACAGGCTTTAAATATTCTTGAATTTGTAAAACCTTTTTCAGGCGGGGATGGTTATATATTTCAGTCTCCAATCCATCCGAATAAACATTTAGCCAGAGGAACGATAAATAAAATATTCTATAAAACAAAATTTAAAGGGCGGATGGTCCCGCATGGTTTCCGCTCACTGGCAAGTACAACACTCAATGAGCAGGGCTTTAATCCTGATGTGATAGAGGCTGCGCTTGCGCATGGTAGCGGGAATTCAATCCGAGATATCTATAACAGGAGCACATATCTGGAACAAAGGCGGGTGATGATGTGCTGGTGGGGCGACTTTATCGAGTCAGCCAGACAGGGCAATGTTATGAATATAGACGCAACTAATGGGTTAAGATTGGTTCAACGTTAAGCCATTATATCCAAATATATCAGAGGTAATCTTAATAATGCTAAGTTCAAATATCAGAATTATCAGAGCAAAAGAAGTTATGCAAATGGTCGGGTATAAAGCGCGTTCTAGTTTTGATTATTTTTATCAGAATCCAGAAAATGAATTTCCCGCCCCCGTCCCTGTTACCAAATCAAGATTGGGTTGGATTGATGAGGAGGTTGAAGAGTGGATAAAGAAAAGAATGGACAAGCGCAAGGATATCGTTGGGCAGTAAATTGGCGTGGGCGCATGTGTCATGAATATATTATTTATACATACTGCGCCCAGTCTAAATTTAGAATGTTATTGCAAGGTAATTATCTCATGTTTTAATGAGATTGTTTTTTCAACTATCAACATCCTGTTTTACATAATTAAGGACTGAATATGAAACCTGAATATATGGCCGTCATGGGTCAGGAAAAAACACGTCTGCAATCTGGTAACAGCATTATTCATGCATTAGAGGAAAACATTTCAGTTATCCGGTTTGAAGGGGTAAATGTCCGTATCGTTAAAATAAGTGGTGATCCGTGGTTCGTGGCCGCTGATGTGTGCAAGGCGTTGGAGATTCAAAATACCACTAACGCAATAAAACCACTCGATACGGATGAACAAGCCCTATGTTCAATAAAGGGCATAAGCCGAGGGAACGACTTGGTGAATATTGTTTCTGAGTCAGGCTTCTACAAGATGATGGTGCGATGCCGGAAGTCCAGTACTCAGGGAACATTGCCATATCGTTTTACTAACTGGGTATTTCGTAACGTAGTGCCTGGTATTCGCAAAACTGGTTCTTATGGCGTTCCGTGGGGAGCGTTGCAGGACCTAACCCGGCGCAAAGGGCAGTACCAGATAAGTGCCAGCAAGAAAGGCAAAGCGCTACAGGCTTGCAAAGTGAAGAAACAGGCGCTAGCTGATGAAGAAACGCGACTGCTGCGTGAGCATCAGCCTGAGTTAATACTCGAGGAACCAAGGCATTGATGGTAAACAGGGCATTACTATCAAATATCTTAATTGCCGGGATTTCCAAATAGTATTACAGGGTAGTTAGTGATGCTGACTAGGCTAATTAGATGATGATGAAAAGAATACTGTAACTCTAACTTACGGTACCTCGGCAGCTCTGACTTACAGGCCAGTAATGCTGCTGCACAAATTTTGTGCGCTAATAATATTGACGCGCAGAAATCCGAATAAGGTTCAGATGGTGCAACTAAGTGGCGAACCGTGGTTTATAGCTAAGGATGTCTGTCAGTCTCTTGAAGTAGTTAATCACCGAATGGCGCTTAAGGCTCTGGACGACGATGAAAAGGGGGTAAATTTAACTTACACCCCCGGTGGCCAGCAGTTAATGCGCACCGTGTCTGAGTCCGGATTTTACAAATTGATTGCCCGGAGCCGTAAAGCTAGCACCCCTAACACTTTCGCCCACCGATTTAGCAACTGGGTATTCCGCGAAGTTATCCCATCGATCCGCAAATTTGGCTCTTATGGCGTACCGTGGGCATTACTGCATGACTTTACCCGCCGTTCTGACGATTCAATAGGGCGTGGTAGTCAAGCTGGTAAGGCGCTGGCGATACGGAAGGTTGAAAAGCATCAGTTAGAGAGTGAAGAAAGGCTACTGCTAGATCGGTATCAGCCTGAATTAAAGCTGGGGGTGCAGGATGATGAATAAAACAAAAGCGGCCCTGCAAGGCCGCCAATGTAACTACAGAAAAACTAAGCCAAGCCAGATTACCACACTGATCGATCAGGTCAATAATCTTGGGCGAGTAAAGGGATGCTCAGAAGTGATCAACGGTCATAAGTTAACCGCGCCATTGGCGCAGTTAATTCGAGATACCCGCAAACTTGCTCACACCGGAAATTCCACGTATTTAAAATCACTCGCCACCTGGTGGGTATGTCCAAATCTGGATAGACCTGATATGTCGGATTGCCCCCAATGGGGGAAGTCTACGCCAATGGCTGACACCCTAAGCAGGAATTCCGGCTTAGCCATTCAGCCGTTTAGTCATGATCAGGCCGCAGCATGGCCTATCGAGAACTCAAAGCGCATCTCATCGTATGGGAAGATAACGCCGTTCTCGCCGCGCTCAATGATGCCGGATTTAATTAGCGCGGTTACATCGGTGTGCACTGCTTTAACGTCACGTCCAACGCGCGAGGCTACCTCTCGGAAGGTTAACTCACCTGCGCCAGTCATGGTGTGCAGTATATCCATGCGTTTAGGTGATAGCGCCTTGTACAGCAGCTCCCAACTAACAAACGTGATGAAGGTTCCTTGCGCTGATTTATCGCCACTCAATGCGGCAATCATATTGCGTTTAGTTTCCTCAATGGAACATACCCGGATAGTTACAGTATTCATGGCATTACCCCTTGTACTTTTCGATATCGGCCCAGAAATCAGCAATCAACTCTGCAATGCTGGCGAACGTGGTTTTAATTTCAACGCTACCGATATGCTTGTGGTCGCCTTTTCCGGCTTCATTGTCGTAACGGATAACACAGACCTCATCAACAACGTAAGCCAGCCGGTACTTGTATGCGTGATTACTTGCCGTGACTGGCGGTTCTACCTCCCAGATAACAAGCTGGACAAATTCATTGGTGCCAATATCAATTTTATCGCGGTGTATCAGTTTGGCAGGCATCGTAATGTTTTCCGTCATTCTATTTCTGTTGTAAACGATAACAACAGAGCATTATGTTGTCAATTACAACAACAAGGCGGTAAGGGCGTAAAAGTAATGGCTCTTGCTGGTGGATTGGCAATAAAAAAGAGCAGCACTGAGAATGCTACCCTTGAGATGGTGCCGCTTTTGCGTCATGAGGTAAACCAACAGCTTGCAGCGCAGCATGTTAGTACCTACTAAGCTTTCGTAGGTCACCCCTCCGGCGCTTCCTTGGCTTTCTTGCGCTGGCGGCGCTTGATCTCTTCGTGTGTTGCAGTAATTATGAATTGCAAATCAGTTTCACTGTCACTTTTTACACTCTCGATCTCTGCTAATACTTCGAGCGAGTGGCGCAGTGAAGAAGTGCTTTTGACATGGTTTGGATCGGCATCTAACCGATTTTGGCATGACTCCAATACCCAGGATGAGAAATTAACCCCCGGATTACCAGCTTTTTCACGCTCTACACTCAAGTCTATAGCTTCAATTAATTCATGTGGAAAGCGGATGTTTTTCACCTGCGATCTGTTGTTTTTGTTCCCTGTTGCCATTAGTAAACCACTTTGTAGATTCTATGTGTGTATACAATACACGGTATAGTGTGTAATTAAAAGCATTGACATAAACACACACCTAAGCGTAATGTATAAACACACCTTATCCACAGGTAAGGCACAAGAAGCACACAAAATAACGAAGCCCGGCAGTGCGCTAACACTAACCGGGCCTCTTACCACCAACGATAGATTAAGTATCGAGGTAGCTATGAAGAATCATATCACACCCGTAAGTGGGCGGACTGCTTACACCCTAAATACCACACGTTCTAAATTCACCTGGTTGTTTATTGGCACCCCAACCAATACACCTAACTGCACCCCCATTGTATTACGTACCGAAGCTGACACAGAAACGGAAGCCCGTGCGCTTTTCCCCGCGTGGTCGCTGACCTTTGCTGCAAAAATCCGTACTGAGTGTTCCGTAACTGACCATCGCAGTGGCGTAGTTGTGTTTGACTTAATGGAGGTGCGCCATGTCTAGACACGAGACTAATGAGCTGATGGATATTCTCCTGAAGGCGCAAAAAGCCAGTGCAATAATTCGGGCGCTTAATTACTCATGGATTGAACTACCGGGATGTGAGGTCGAAGCATTACTTAGTATGTCTTCTGAATATGCTGATTCCGTTACTGAATATCTGATTAACCTTTCTGGTGATAATGGAGAAGGAAGCCCGGCAGTAGGTGACCGTTATACAGAAAATGACGGTGGAAGCGTGGTTATCGTCAGGAAACGTACTGGTGACCGCTTGGTATATTCCTACGAGAAGCACCCAGAAGCTAGCCACGACTATCGGCTCAGGAGTTTTATTCGTGAATTTACCCTGTCAGAGGTGGTTCATGGATAAGTTAGCCCTTAATGAGGTTTCTGATTTGCTCCATAGCCTGCCTCGTATGTTGGAAGTTGCCCAGTCGCTGACATGTGATCCAGAAGGCCAAAGGATTGGTTATGACCTCCTTGAATTTGTGCGGCAACATGCAGCAAAAGCGTCGGAAAATATCGAGGGGGTGAACTATGCGCGATCCGCTGCCTAATGACCGCTACAAAGACAGCCACGGTCTACTCGTTACCGTACAAACCGTTGCTTTTAACCGCGTCACATTCAGTCGTGACGGATATCCAGCCTCTTGTACCGTGCCACTGGTGCGCTTCATTGCTGAATTCACGTTTACCGGAGGGCCTGACTATGCCAATTAATCAAACCAATGCGGTAGGGAAGGCTTGCCAGCTTGCATCTTTGCTATTAGCTATCAATTGTTCGGATGACCCGGTAAGTGAGTTTGATAAAGCGAATTTGTTCGATCTTGCTATCGACATGTCTAATCAGATTGTGAATTACCTCGTCTCAGTAGAAGCAAGTCAGGGAGAAACTAGCCATGTCTGACATTTACCATCACACGATTGTTAGCCATCAGATTTTATGTGAAATGTCTGGCGAGGAACTTTCTTCGTTGAGTAGCTGTAGTGAAGCGGCTTTTTATGCCATCACCAAAGGGCTTATATCAGTAGGTAATCTTATTTCGTCTGCGGTTGACAATGAAAACTACGAAGGCGATGAAGCAAAAAGTGATTTACGCAATATTGGCACAATGCTTCAGACATTGCCCAGAATTGCTGAAGCAATGGCTGAGAACTGCCGTAGTGCTAGTTACATCATTGGCAGTCGCGATATTGGGAAGGTAGCCAAATGATCAGCACATTGAAATTTAACGAGCTGGAAAAGCGTGTTGCTGCTCTTGAGCTGGCTTTAGCGGCTATGCAACGCAAAGGCTCAGTACCGGAAGGTATGGCACCCCTTACCACACTGGCGGCTGAAATGGGGCTATCCACCTGTAAAGCGGAAGAACTGGCGAGAAATTGTGGCGTGATGATCGTTCGTCATGGCAACAGTCACGCAGTACATGAGGCTAAATTCCGTGAAGCGGCTCTGATTGTTATCAAGGGTGCCAAGCGTAAATACGGTAGCAAGTACTGGTATCACCCGCTGATCGGCAAGTTCACCATGTCAGCGAGGCCACAGCTATGAGCAAGGTAAATAACGACATTACCAGCCAGTGGCCAGATGCTCTATTTTCCTGTGTTTACCGATGGATCAATGGTCGGGTAATAAAGAAAGAAGAGGCTGACGTAGCCATGAAATGGACAAAACCCGATACCCCTATGGGGGCGCTAGCTATCAAAATGCGTTCAATGGTTATCGGTGATGAAGATCCCGGCTGGCTGGTGGAGAAAGGATTCCAGTCTGATAAAACCCCTGAAAAGGCGAAGGAGAACCGTAAGGCTGTAGTGTTGGAGTTTATAAATTCGGATGAGCTGGTAGCTGTCTTGGCTGATTCAGCAAGGATAAACAGGCTATTCCCACCAGCATTACCGGCAATAAAGCGAACTCGGTTACCTCTCAGTATTGGTTCTGCTGGATTTGATGCCCGGCAAGATTACGCCATCAAGGGATATCTACCCTCTAACTCGCTTTGCAGCATATACGGGCCGAGTGGTTCCTATAAGTCGTTTCTGGCGGTTTCTTGGGCCTGCCATATTTCCACAGGCAAGGCTTGGGCGGGCAAACGTGTAGTGCATGGCGCGGTGTTGTATGTTGTTGGCGAGGGTGGTGTTGGTGTGCCCCGTCGAGTAAAGGCTTGGGAAATGGCCCACAACCATAATAAAAATATTAATAGTCTCTATCTGGTTAATCGGCCTGTATTTCCGGTTAGAAGCTCTGAGGTTGATGAGGTATTGATAGCTTGCAAGCAGGTTGAGGCTGAGTGTGGTATGCCTGTGGTGCTTGTTGTATTCGATACCTTGGCCCGATGCTTTGGCGGTTCAGATGAAAATGACGCTAAGGATATGGGGGCATTTATCGAGGGATGCGACAATATTAAGCAGAAAACCGGCGCTACAGTGCTGGTGGTTCACCACTCAGGCAAAGACGAGGCTAAGGGGGCGCGTGGCTCCAGCGCCTTTAGAGCGGCGTTAGATGCTGAATTTAACGTTAAGCGTGAGGGTGATAATCATGCACTGGTGCTCAATTGTACCAAAATGAAGGATGCAGAGGAGCCAGAACGCCATGCGTATGATCTGCGTAAGGCTGAATTGTTTAATGATGAGGACGGAGAGCTGATCACCTCATTAGTGGTTATTGATAACCCAAGGGCGGTAAAGGAGGTTGAACCTGCTCTGGAGGGGGTTACCAAACTGACCGATAACCACGTTTCGTTGTGGCAGTCCGTCAGGTCACGTACAGCGAAAGGCGATCCCTGTACCAAGGCCATTATCAGAGACGACCTCAAATCGATGGGGGTTGATGTTAAGAATTTCCACCGATGGCTTGATAAGCTGGAAAAAGAAGGCGTCATTCTAATCGACGGTGAAAAGATTTCCCCAAAATCAAATGTGAGCGATTAAGTGAGTCGATGTGAGGTCATGTGAGGCTTACCCCCTGCATTTCCTCACTTCCTCCCTGTATACACGAGCGAAGTGAGGAATGCCACTTAAAGCCCCGCCACTACTGGCCTGAGAGCGAATTGCAATAAAAGTAGTGAGCCGTAAGTGAGGTAAACGCCAAGTGAGGCGCAAGTGAGTTAGCCCATACTGTTGCAAACCATCTAATAGGAGAGAAAAGAATGAAAACCGGTAAAGCTGCGTTACTTAATCTCATTGTTATTGCGCTTAATGAGGCCATTAGACTCGGAAGAATCGATCTCAACGGGACGTCAGGAAAGCCCGGCGAACAAAAACACGAGTATTTCACTATGATTATCGGTGGTAAATAGACGGTTGTTAATTGGTTTGATATGGGCTGTGACGAGTTACGCTTTTCTGTCTGGTGGGATTATGACCACTCTAAACATCCTCAACAGCGGAGTGAAAAATATCAATGTAGTAAGCCAATAGCAAAGAGTACAAAGTTAGTCGGCTTTATAGGGGCATGTGCCAGTTGCTGGCTGGAGAGGCAAACGGGTAAATACATCATGGGTAAAAATGGTGATCATCTCTTTGAAACTTACATCAGAAGATCGTCGGCAATAGCGTTAAATTCATTACCTCCAGAGCAACCAATCGGATATAAGGTATCAGGCCGTTATATTTTTTGATTTATATAGTGAAATTGGCTTGGGTGGAGAGGTGGAGACTTAAAAGCATAATTTATTTTTATAAGTAGTGGGGTCTGATTGCGGAGAGCCAAAATGAATACTATGTTTTTGCTAATGGCAGAGTTTGAGATGGCGGTTATACCTCTGTCTGTGATTGCAGATAAATACCTGGGTATGAGTCCGGCCACAGCAGACAAGAAAGCCAATGCGGGAGACATGCCAATACCCACCTTTCGCATCGGTAATACACAAAAGTCACCTCGAATGGTTCATGTGCAAGATCTAGCTGATTTTATTGATGAGCAAAGGCGTAAGGCTAAGGCAGAGATGTTGCTATTGAGTTGATAGATTGTCGAATCTTCATGTTGATATACAAGGCGTGATAGCCTGCCCCAGATAACTAATTCTCATCTCGCGGTGATTGAGTAATGGTGAGATCCTCCTAAAACGGATCTGAACGCAAGGGAAAGTAATTAAATATGGTTATCGGGAATATCTATGCGTGCTATGATATCTAAATTACCTTTTTGGTAACATGCATACAGTAATTTAGGGGGCGCTTATGACTCATTCAAAGCCAATGAAGCGTATCTACGATAAGATAAATACAGCGGGTTTTAACCCTGGCTTCATAAAAAAAATCCTACCGGAGTGGTGGGATGATTCTATTGCTGATACTCCCTCAGGGCTTCAGTACGCCAGCTTGCACCTTGCAAAACTGTTCAGCTTGTCGGCAGAAAGTTTATGGGATGATAAGAAAGAGGTTAAATTTTCTTTTTCCACCACACATAAATTCAAACATCGTATCAATATCGAACATCAAGATTTAGATGTCGCTTGTGCGGTTGCATATTCTGCAGCTAATTTGGTTGCCAAAAATTTCAAGACAAATTATGACGCCAATAAATTATTAAAATGGAGTGATATTAGAAATAATATCCTACAGAACAAAGATTGGGTTGACCTTGAAAGCTTGGCAGTATTTTGTAGTGAGTCTGGCATACCTGTTATTTACCTGAAAAATTTCCCTACAAAAACAAAAAAAATGGCAGGTTTGGCTCTAGAGTGCATGGGGCGGCCAGTTATTGTTTTAACTCAAGGTAAAAAACATGGTTTTATGCTTTTCGACTTGGCTCATGAGTTAGGGCATATTGCTTGCAATCATTTGTCTGAAATGAATGGACAATGTTTTGTTGATAGTAAAATTGATGCACACTCTACAAATGATGTGGAAAAACAAGCAAATGCTTTTGCTTTTGGTGTAATTACAGGTAGAGAAGCGTTCAATGTTGGGCCAGCAGGCTCTTTTTTAAATGGGCATAATCTTGCATGTGCAGCTAAGGTATTCGGTAAAGCTGAACGCATAGATCCTACGCATGTTGCATTGAATTATGGCTATAGTTTGAAGCATTGGGGAGTAGCCTCAACAGCGGTTAAGGAAATATGTGAAGATAAACCGTCTGATCAAGAAATAATCATTAAGGTTCTATATAATTACATTGATATGGAAAATATTAATGATGATGATTTGTTAGCATTGAAAGCTTTTATTGGGGAGTGAAAGTGATTTTACTGTCTGATAATGACGTTATATTAAAATTGGCACAATGTAGTCTACTTCACAGAATTGATGAGATTTTAAATGCCCCGCTACATGAAATATTAGTCAGTCCTACTGCAAAATTTCAGTTAATGCCGAAAAAGACGGAAAAAGCCATTGCTAAATGTGGAAGCACGGCAATCTATGAAGGTATTGGTATATTCTTAGATAGAGTCGGTGAGATCCCTGTTGTTCAAGATTTCGCATTAGTTGAAAAATTAGGACAAACTCCGAATATAGATGTTGGCGAGCAACAACTATTGGCAGCATGCGTAGAAACGCCTGACATGCTTTTTATGACAGGGGATAAGCGATGTTTAGAGGCGGTAAATAATAACTGCGTTGAACTCAATGTTGTTCATCATCGATTAATGAATTCTGTCATTACTTTTGAAAGCTCTATATTGTTGGCAGTAGATGCATTTGGTTTTAATCATGTTAAGCCGTGCTTACAACAGAATCCCAAGCCTGATGGCATGCTTAGAATTGCCTTAAGGGGCGACCCGCAGGAAGATCATGTACGTGACTGCATGTTTTCGTTTACTAAGTCAGTCTATAACTATTTAGCTTACAAGGATCGCCTTCCTCCTCTTGGTACGGCCCAAATAGTTGCCTGAACCCCAGTTCATGTGTAGCGCCAGAAAAGGTTTGTGGTGATAGCTATCTCTGTTACTGGCTAAGTGTGTTTAGGTCAGGGCTTGCTATAAGCTCTTATCCATATAGTTTTACTTCATTCTACGCTTAATGCTATCAACGGCGCTGGTGGTCCAAATACCCCCCCCGCGCTGGCCTGATCCCCAGTTCGTTTAATCTATTGATAATGGCTTTGTTGCTGGACTGAATGCCAAGCCTCTCTGTTTCATTGACCATCTGGCAAATAATATCTTTTGCGGTCAATACTGTTTCGCTGGTGGCCTTAACCGCTCCGGGTCCGGCCTGCGGGGTAGGTAAAGCAGCGGAGCCACTGAGCAACCCTTCCATTTGGCTGATAAGAGTTTCCATACGTGACTCTGGCGAACGTGAGGTATCCGGCTTGCCTAGCTTCTCCAGAACCGCCCCCAATAGCCACGCAGATTTATCTTTTCCTGAATGTCTCACTGCCTCATCAATCTCATCAGCCAGTTCAGCCGACACTCTGAAAGAAAACAGCTTGCTTGGTTTTTTATTCATCATGTGTAAACACCGTATACAGTTTTGGTTAGATACTGATTTTATCTGATGTATACGCGTATACAGACAGTAAATCAACAGAGCGACAACTGTGCAATTCCTCACCAACCCCCCTATCTTGATGATAAAAAGAAACCTCAATATGCATTTTTTATAGAAAATAATTCTCTTAATTTTAATTAAAAGAGAAAATATTGTTGATCATAAAATATGCTGGTGTGATACTGGATACCTAACCAGTTATTGGAGGTGGCACCATGGCAGCACTAAGTAAGAGCCCTATTCTTGTTGATCAGCCCATTATTGAGGGGTTAAAGCGATTGCAGGACGAAGAGGCAAGACGTTCTACCGTTGGGGCCGCACCCAGCATTCAGGCACTGGCGCGTCAGATATTGCGTCAAGGTATCAACAAACACTCAGCGGTAAAGGGGTAAGGCATGGAACAGGCTTATCAACCCGGACGAGTTATTAACGTGGGTGCTGGCCCGGCACCGAAAGATCGCTTTGGCCGCTCATACATGAGTGTGCAAGTCGCCGGACGCCCGCTTGAATGGCAACCCGCCCCGATGACTTCATCGGATGCCAGTGATATCAAAGCCAAGGCACTGAAGGAGGCTTATATTCAGGTCACCGCATTGCAAGCTGCTGTCAGCACCCAGCTAGCGACTCCCGAAGAAACAACCGCATTGGTGTTGTGGCAAACCTACCTGGTACTGATGAATCGTGTCGATCCCGAAAGCCCCCTTGATATTGTTTGGCCGGAAAAGCCAGAAGGTGGCCTGTAATGATAAGTCCTAACATCGCTCACCTTCTTGGCATTTCACGAAAAACCACAGCAACAAAACAACCTACGACAAAAAAGGCAGGCTCATTGATGAAAAATTTCAGTCATTTATGGGGCAGTCGCGCTGATGCCTCAGCGGATATTGTTGATACTGATAAGCAGCAATCCAAGGCGGTTTCCATAGCAAAACCCAGCCAGCACAGCCGGTCACACAATGTAGCTATTTCTGACGAGGCGAAAGCCAGTCCGATACTGGCAATCCGGTTACTCAAAGATACGGATATGAGCTCATCGAAGATTAAAAAGCGGCTGGCAGAAGACCCCGAAGCATTATCCGTATTCACTCAGAACTTCATGGAACAAGGTGATCCGACGTGGGAGTTTCAGGACGATGAAGAAAAGGCCATGACTGCGCTGACTTACTCCACCCAGAACGGTGATAGCAATGGTTATTTTGCTGCAAAACATCGTGCAATAAAGGCACTGGCCAAGATGGTAGAGCCGATGACCGAAGATGAAACCCAAGCCATGATTGAGCGTAATACGCAGCTCATGAACGCGGCTGACCCTAATACCCCTGACAACGTCGAGGCACGTAAACAGGCTGAGGAAGAATTTAATCAGGAGATGGCCCATGCCACAGCTCGTCGGAATGACCGGCTACGGGCTACGGGTGTCATGTTGCGTGGTGATGCGAAGCGCGTCAGTGGTGAAATCGTTGCGCCACACGGTGAAGCTGCCAGCATTAAGGCGAGTCTTGATGCCGGAATGAGTCCAACAGCGTTAACTCGCCCCTAAGTCGAGTCGGGAGCCATTAGCATGAGTTACCAGCACTTAGCCCCACAAGCAGCAGCCCCTACCGGAAATCGTCTCAGTGGCAGCCTGTTACGACTACAGCGGCTATCACAGTCTGCACAGGCTCAAGATGAGCAGGAAAGCGCGAGTGTAGTGGTCTCCCGTCACTCTAACGCCCACTGGATAGCATCCAGTAACGAGGCTAAAAACAATCCAATACTGGCACTCAAATTGATTAAGCGCCGAACACCGCACGAAGAGGCTATTGATACGTTGCAAGTTAGTGCACGGCACCTGAGTAATTTCACCAAGCGCAAGATGATTGCGGTCTGTGCTGGCTGGGAATGCCTAGATACTGAGGACCGGAATATGGAGGCATTCACCTGCAGCATGACCCACAGTGACGATAACGGCTATCACGCTGGTTTCTTTGCTGCTCAGAGAGTTCTTGAGAAACATGTGGAGCCGTGGACTGTGGAAGATATCAGTTCATTGCCTGAACGGTATGAAGTGGCAACACAGAGTGAGCGAGGAATGGCGGGTTGATGGACCTCAGAATTTTTTGGGTCCCTCCTGCGACTTTTGTAATGTACGGGCATTGCGCGCCGTGCAGTTTCCCTAGCTATAACTTTTTGAATTTGATTGACACTTTACACTTGACACTTTCTTGTTATCGACTTGTTGCATGCCTCTGACGGCTTAGTCTGGCGGGAAATTAGCGCAATTTTTGATTGACAGTTTGATTGACACTTTTCGGGTTGAAAGTGTCAAGTTGACAGAAAAAGTGTCAAGCGGTTGACACTTTACACTTTGATTGACACTTTGCCGCTGGTGGGTTGACAGTCGGCACCCACTTCACGGTTTGCCGCGGGAGCAGCGAAATGAGTTTAATGTCAGTAAGCCAGTATGCAAAACACGCCGGTATGAGCCGTCAGGCACTCTACTCATGGGAAAGTAAATCGGGTTTCCCTGCGCGAGTCGGCAGTAAAATTGATGCCATTGCCTGTGACGCCTACCTGTCGCGGTATCGTGATAGCCATGACCCACGAGCACAGAACGCCAAGAGTAAACCAGTGCCAGCCAAGGGTAAGGTTAAGGCGGGTAATAAGCTGGTAGAAATGAGCGTGGCTGAAATCAGGCAGCATCTGGACGGTTGTATTGGTAAGGCTGTTGAAATGGATGCAGACGAGCGCGCAGCAATGGCGGCTAAGGCTGTGGACCTCTATCTGAGTGAAGGCCCTGACAACCCACCAGTAACGTTTGGTGGCTACCGTCTGTCTATCGTCGAAACGCCAGAGCGGGAAGTGGGGCAAATTATCGCGGGTGGGGCTTTTGGGCTGTCTGCAGTGGATGTGGTGTTTGAGTGTCTGGACTACACGCTTACGCTGATGAGCGACGAAACAGAGGAAACAGCGATGCGTGAGGTTATTCCTTCGTTGCTCTATATCCTAGGAAATGATGAATAAATTACTTACCTAGTGGGCTATAGACCCGCAATCTCCAACCTTTGCCAGCCCTGTGCTGGCCTTTTTTTAATGCTATCGCGGTAAATAGTTAATTTCCTTTTCTGGCATATCAGGTTATCCATGAGAACTATCACTGGCAGGATCACCAAAACCCCCAAGCGCATTAAGACCCAAACAGGCAAAGTCATGGCAGTGGCCACTATTCAAGTTGAGACAGACAAGCGGACGCCTTACCCGTTGCGTGTGATCGGGTTTGACCTGCTGGCTATCGAGTTGATGCTATGCCAGTTCGGGCAGCGGATAACGGTTACTGGGTTTACCGGATTTCATGACGGCTATCAGATCACGGCAAATGCAATACAACATTGATTATAGGTTTTGTGGCACACCGTAAGTAATGCACGGTTCCAGCTTTACGTACCCTCTCAACGCTTGAGGGGATGGCCTGTTAATACTCTTAAACCGCGTCTACTCCCCGCGTGACTGGCCAACCACTGAGGAGATGTATCCGGTTATCTTGGTCCAAACCCTTATCGAGGAAAAACAGTCATTAGGCCGCAACGCCCCGCAGTTCAACACCATTACCACCGTGCGTATCACTGGCCGGTTGCAGGAGCTTGACGGTGAAAATGAGAATGATGGGGCGAATAAGGCAGAACTGGCGCTCGAACGGTTGCGAGAACAAATTGAACGCGCAGTGATAAACAGTTACGACCTCACCCGCCAGACACAACAGTTCGCTCGGGTACGCTCAACCATTGATCTGGACTCGGCGGGTGAGGGCCATCTGGCCCAACTGCTGATGGAGCTGGATATCGAGTATTACCAAGGGCCGGAAGATTTCTACCCCATCAATGCTGACCAACTGGAGGGGATGGATATCACGATCGCTATGCCAGACGGCACCACCGACCCTCTGGTTTCTATAAACTTCCCGGAGTAAATCCCATGATTGTTAAACCCGTAGCCGGTCGCTCAGTGCGTGACCCGGTGAAGGGCACCTTTTTGCCCGAATCCGGCGCTGAGGTTCCCGATAACTCATTTTGGCGTCGTCGCTTAAACGACGGTGATGTGGTGCGAGAACAGCCTAAAGAGGTTAAACCCGCGCCTGAAGCCACCAAGGCGGAGAAAACTAAATAATGACTATTCCCTTTACAAATATTCCGAGCAACCTTCGGACGCCGCTTTTCTTCGCTGAATTTGATAACTCTCAGGCGAACACGGCAACAACGACGCAGCGCACTTTAATCATCGGACAGATGCTGGATTCCAGTACATTGCCTGCTGATATGCCGGTGCTGGTCTCCTCAGTGGCTACCGTGGCGGGGCAGTGTGGCGCAGGCTCCATGTTGCATGGTCAGATGGCGGCATATCTGGCGAACGATACCGCAGGAGAGATCTACATTTTGCCGTTGAGTGATGCGGATTCCATGGTCGCCGCCGTTGGCAAAATCACCGTCACCACCCCGGCGTCAGCAACGGGCGTTATTTCGCTCTACATCGGCGGGATCCGTGTGCAGGTCGCGGTAGTGGCAACTGATGATGTCAATGCTGTTGCAGCGGCACTGGCCAGTGCAATTGAGGCCCGGACTGAATTGCCGGTCACGGTTGTTCATACCGGAGAAATGGTATCAGAAGGTGCTATCGTGGTGTTGTCCGCGAAAAATAAAGGCGCACATGGCAACACCATTGATTTACGCCTGAACTATCTGGGCAGCGCGGGAGGGGAAACAACCCCCGACAGCATGGTACTGACACTCACCCCAATGACTGGCGGCGCGGGTGCGCCAGAAATGGATGATGCGCTGGCTAATTTGCAGGACCGAACATTTGATTTCATCATCAATCCGTACGCCGATACGGCGTCGTTGAATAAAATTAAAGAGTTTTTGTCAGACAGCACTGGGCGCTGGAGCTATGCCGAGCAACTGTATGGCCACAGCTTCGCGGCTCAATCGGGGACTTATGGACAACTAACAGCAGCAGGGGAATTACGCAATGATCAGCACGCCTCTCTGCTGGGCATCAATGGTTCGCCAACACCGAGCCATGTCTGGTCAGCGGCCTATGTTGGCGCGATTGCACAAAGTCTGCGTAACGACCCAGGCCGTCCGCTGCAAACCTTGGCCATTAGTGGCGTACTGGCCCCGCCGCTGGCCAGCCGCTTTACCCTGACCGAGCGTAATAACTTGCTGCACAGCGGTATTTCAACCGTGACAGTGGCCGATGACAGCACGGTTCAGGTGGAAAATATTATTACCACCTATCAGAAAAACAAATATGGCGCGGAAGATGACAGCTATCTGCAAATTGAAACCTTATTCCTGCTGATGTTCGTCACCCGATTCCTACGCACTCAGGTGACATCGAAGTTTGCCCGCATGAAGCTGGCCGCCGATGGCACCCGCTTTGCTCCTGGCTCAGCGATTATCACCCCGAATGTGATCCGCGCCGAGTTGATCGCGCAGTACCAGACGTTGGAATTTAACGGTTACGTGCAGGACGCCAAAGGCTTTGCCAAGGGATTGATTGTCGAAAAGAGCGCCAGCAATCCGAATCGCGTTGATGTGCTGTGGACGGGTGTCCTGATCAATCAGTTACGCATCTTTGCCGTTCTCAACCAATTCCGCCTACAGGCATCAGCATAAGGATTCATTATCATGGGTGATACATCCAATCGCCTCGCCGGGACAGCGTATGTCACGGTTGACGGCCTGACCATCATGGTGGCGGGGCAATTCAAATACAGCCCCTCCAGAGTCAAACGGGAAACGCTCACAGGGATGGATGGGGTACATGGTTATAAGGAAACCTATAACGCGCCATTTATCTCCTGCCAAATCCGCGACAGTGGCGGCACGTCAATCAGTGATTTTAACGATCAGACTAATGTCAATATTGTCTGTGAGCTGGCGAATGGTAAAACCATTATCGGTAGTGCGATGTGGTCGGTAAACACACAAGAAGTCGATAGCACCGAGGCGACCGCCGATCTTCGCTGGGAGGGTGGTTCGGTATCGGTGACGGAGAACTAATATGTCAGAATTGGAACGCACTAAAACAATTGCCCTGGTTAAACCTATTTCGCATGAGGCCACCAAAACCACTTATGAGGTAGTCGAACTCAGTGAGCCGGTCTTGCTTCAGGTCCAGCAGTTTTATGATGAACAAGCCAAGTCTGGATCACTCAGCGCCATGGGATTGCTCATTTCACTAGTGTCGAATGTGCCGCGTGAAGCCATCAAGAAAATGGCGTTCACCGACTATAAAGCCTGCGAGGTCTACATGATGAGTTTTTTAACTTACTCCCCAGCGGGGGAAGATGGCGCGAAATAATCGCTGATGTCACTTACTACTATAACTGGGGTCCGGGCGATGCCTGGTCCCTGACCTACAATGAATTAATGTGGTGGTGCCAGCAGGCTGAGCGGATTAACAAGACCAAGGCGGGAAAGTAAGTGGCTAATTCATTTGATTTCGAGTTAACAGCAACAGACCAGGCGTCAGCATCCATTCAGCGTATAGATGAAGCCGTTAAAAATCTATTACCCGACCTTGATAGAACGCGAGACGGGCTTAAGCTTGGAGGGCAGGAGTCAGCAGAGGGCCTTGATGATCTGAATGACCGATTGAAAGGGATGGGGCAACTCGCCAGAGAGGGGGTGCAATTTGTTGGGGACTTGGTGCCACCATTAAAGATGGTCGGCGAGATCGGTAGCGCAGCACTAAAATTTGGCGCTGTGGGAGGGATCGCTTATACAGCAGTTAAAGCGGTTCAAGGGCTGAAGTCTGTTGCTGAGGCCGCTTACTCACTTGATACAGCAGCAAAAAACGCAGGCATGTCAGTTGATGATTTCAGCCGATTGGCTGGAGCTATGCAGATTTTGGGTATTGATGGGAGTTCTGCACAGAAATCAGTTGAAGGGCTCTACAAAACACTGAATGACCCGTTATGGGCACGTAACGATACGACACAGGCACTATTGGTCCAAAACGGTATACAGATTGAGCGCAATAAAGATGGTACAGCAAACGTACTTAAGACGATGGAAAACATTGCAAAAGTATTCCCGAGCATTGCTCCGCACATGCAAAAAACTTTAGCAGACGCGTTAGGATTGGATGCAAATACACTATCTCTTTTGCGGGAGGGGACAAGGTTTAAGGAATTACTGACAAAAGCAGATAAGATTGGCTTAACTGTTGATCCTGAAACCAATGCGCAACTTGTTGAACTAAATGCTCAATTAAATGAGGCCAGCGCCGTGCTTGATGGTTTATTTATAAAAGCCAAAACATGGGGTGCTCAAAAATTATTAACGGGAGATGCATCGTTCGATCCCGCCATCGCTGTGGCTGGAGGCCTTGTAGGACTGTCTTTCGCGTCCGTATCGAATGCTCCTGCCATTGCGGCATTTGAGAATAGCAAAAAATATATTGGCGATGATGAAAACTCTTTTGCGCATGGCGATAAGCAGAAGGATATTCTTCATCGGGCCCGTGTTGACGATAAATTCAAAGATACTTTGTCATTTAAAGAGAAAACCTATTTAACTCTGGGATATCCGGATAAGGATTTTACTCAAAAATTGAATGATCAGTATGGGGAGGCATGGGAAGAGCAGGAAAAGAAACGGCTGGAGGCAGAAAAGAAAAAACTAGCAGCCCCGGACAAGACTCCTTACTCGTTAACGTCTTCAGCGCTCACAGCACCAAAATCAGGACAGGATGCACTCGGCGTTAGAAATAATAATCCCGGAAATTTAAGGGTTGCACCCAACTCTACGGGGAAGAATGGGGGTTTTTCCACATTTGCCAATCCGCAGGAAGGGATAGCAGCGCTCGCCCGGCAATTACAGCTTTATGGTGACAGGGGAAACAATACGCTTTCCGGCATCTTACATACCTATGCGCCAAGTACAGAAAATAACACCCAAGGTTATATTAACGCCGTTTCTGGCGTTACGGGGGCGAATCCGTATGAGCGATTAAACCTCCATTCGCCCGAAGTTTTGAAAAAATTAGTTACATCGATCATTGGCCATGAAAATGGCTATCAACCATACAGCTCTGGAGATATTGACGACGGAATCAATGCTTCAATTAATGATGATCGCTGGAAAGGGCTGCGTAATCCTAATATTTTATTATCGCAACGCCAGTCCCTAAATTCCGATAATGAGGAACCAAATGCAACCACAGGGGATATTACTACAAATAACCGACCTTCAATTTTAACCCCGCAACCCAGTAACGGTCATGTAATTACCGATATAAATCAAGGTGTTGGAGTTGAAAAGTCAGAGGTTGAAATTACGTTGATTAATGAAAGAACTGGTGAGCGTCAGAAAATTACAGCAGCAAGAGGGGCTAAGGTATCAACATCAATGAACTACGCTGGATGAAGTATAAAGCATTACCACCATCATCTGATTTTTGCCTTAGTTCATTTTTTAGGGGCGTGATCAATGCTATAATTTCCAGAAAATCGCATTTGGAGATCAGGCAATGAACTTTATAGTTATTGCAGCTATTCTTGGATTAATACCCGCCTTTATCGCACAAAGTAAAGGGCGATCATTTGGATTGTGGTGGCTATATGGGGCTTTAATTTTCATCGTTGCATTAATTCATTCTATTTTCATTAGTGGAGATGCGCGGGATATTGAAAAGGTAAAACTGAGTCAGGGTATGGTTAAATGCCCATTTTGTGCGGAGATAATTAAGAATGAAGCGATTAAGTGCAAACATTGCGGCAGTGATATTAATTTAGCCATTGATTTAGATGCTTCAGTGAAAGAATTTAATGTATCAGACTTACCTTGTGAATTGTTTTTTACACGGAGTAATGCCACTTTTCATGTAAATGATGACGCAATTAAGGGCATGGTTGATAACATAAAGAAAGCGAACCCAGGAATTCATCCCATGAATTTAATATCCCGACATATTAGGGATGTTGAGGCATTACAAAGTAAATTGCCTGGCAGCGTAAAGAACGATTTTATTTCACGCTATAACTATTGGATAAATAAGTCACAGCGTTAATAAAGAATTACTGAAAATATCACCCGCCATCGTGCGGGTTTTTTCATTTCTGGAGGGGTGTAAATGTCACTGATCAGCAATGCACTTTCTGATTTATTAGGTACCGGCGGCGATAGCTGGCAGTGGTCAGAGCATCTTCACCCCGCCTCTTTCCGTGGGGTTCCCTTTGCGGTCATCAGTGCGGAAGGTGTTTTCGGTCGCCGGCAGGCCATTCATGAATACCCTTATCGAGATACCGCATGGATTGAGGATCTGGGCCGCGCCACTCGTCGCCTGACCATCCGCGGTTTCCTTATTCAGAGTAGCGGTCTTTATACCGCGCCGGATGTCATGACTCAGCGTGATTCACTGATTGCTGCATGTGAAATGCCTGATGCGGGAACACTAGTACACCCAACACTCGGTGAAATGACGGTCAGCATCCCAGAAAGTGGTCTCCGCTTGAATGAGGGGGCCGAGTCCGGGCGTGTTTTTGAATTTACGCTGACCATTATTGAGTCGGGTTTACGGGTATTTTCTGTTACCAGTTCAGCTGATGCGGTTTCGTCTATTCAGTCATCATGGTTTGGCCTGGCCTCAAAGTCCGTCGCCACCTTTATTGCCACGGTCAAAGGTGAGATCCGTTCTGTCACTCAGACCATAAGAACGCTAAAAAGTACCGCAGCATTCTGGGTCAGCATGGTGAATTCAACCACCAGTGAGGCGACAAATCTCGGGAATATCCTCCGTTCAACACTTGGGCGTGATCGTTATGGCCGCTTTAATCACGGCACTGTAGGCGGCAGCATATCAGGGGCCACAGCATCAGTTAGCACGCAGCGCGATACAACGAACCTGTCCGCGCTGGTAGCCCAAAAAATGGCGGTATCGGTCGAGGGGCGGGAGTCAGTAAATAGAGCTGCAGAGACATTACAAGCGGCCTCAGCAGTGGAGGCTCATGCAAATGCTGTTCTTGCTGTAGTGAATGCCATCTTGGTCAGCGGAGCTAGCACCCTTGATTTAATCCGCATGATGCAAGAGTTAACGGCAATCACTGACGACACCTTTCGACCCAATCCCGGTGACAGCAATACCGCCGCTGCCAGTTATCAGCTCATTATTGTGCTGTGTGCGGGCGCGATGGTATTTGCCGCGTCGCAATATCAACCGGAAAGCTATGACGATGCGGTCGATATATTGACGCGGGTCTGTGGTGTGGTAGATGGTGCCGCGCTTTCAGCGGCTGATACAGGCAATGATGAGGTGTATCAGTCATTAATTATGTTACGTGAGTCCATCGTCACTCTGTTACAGCAGACGGGCGCTAACCTGTCTCGTGTGGAGATAGTCAATTTTAACCGCTCACTGCCCGCGCTAAATCTGGCCAACCGGCTCTATCAGGATGCGCGACGGGGTGATGCGCTGGTGAAAATGGCGGTTCCCGTTCATCCGGCATTTATGCCCCTTCGATTTAAGGCGCTGAACTCATGAGTGATGATTTGACACTGCGTATTGGCAATAAGCTGATCACGGGCTGGGATAATATCCGCGTCACTCGCAGCATAGAGCGACTACCCAGCGATTTCAGCTTGTCATTGATGGACCTTTATCCGGGTAGTGATAACCAGCAGTGGGTTAACCCCGGCGACCCCTGTGTGGTTAATTTGGGTGATGATGTCGTGCTGACTGGATACATAGACCGCTGGGCACCGATGATCAGTGGCTCTCGCCGCGAAGTCAGGGCTACGGGGCGGAGCAAGTGCCAGGACTTAGTTGATTGCTCTGCCGAGTGGCCAAATAATGTGATCAGCCAATCTACCGCACTACAGATAGCACGGCGGTTGGCGCACCCCTACGGTATTACGGTATCTACCGATGTTATCGATCTTGATATTGTCCCCCAATTTACGCTGAACTGGGGAGAGTCCTCTCAGGAAATCATTGACCGCATCACCCGCTGGGCGGCATTACTGTATTACGATCAACCGGATGGCAACCTATATCTGACTCGAGTGGGTACGCGTAAAGCGGCCAGCGGGGTCGCGCAGGGCATCAATATAGAAGATGCCGCGTATAACTCCGGTATGGATCAGCGCTTCTCTGACTACATCGGTGTATCGATGTCGGTGAGCCAACTTCAGGAGCAGGTACAGGACGCCGGATATGGCGCGGTGACGTTAGCCAGAAGTCGCGATCCTGAAGCGGCCAAAATGCGTTATCGCAACCGTATTATCATTGTTGAAAGCACCATGAAAGCGCTAAAACTGGCCCAGCAGTGCATCGACTGGGAAATGAACCGCCGCTATGGGCGCTCTAAAGAGCTGTTGGTGACAGTCGATAGCTGGCGCGATAAAGACGGGAAGTTATGGGAACCCAACACCCTGATCCCGATTGATTTGCCTATCTTTGGCTTAAAGGATGAACTCTGGTTGTTATCGGAGGTGACGTATCTCAAAGACGACCAGGGTACCGCCGCGCAAATGGTGCTGATGCCGCCTGAAGCCTTCACCGTCCAACCTTATCAGTTTTATTCCAATCTTATGGAGGTGAATCAGTGATGAGTGAATCAGGGCAGCTAGCCAAGTTATACCGGCAAATAAAAATGATGATCGGGGTGGGGCGGGTGACCGGCAGTCATGATGGTGGTTCAGTTCAAACCGTTCAATACCAAACCCCGCTGGAAGTCCGTAGTGATACGCCGAGATTGGCTGAATTTGGTTTTTCGTCCGGGTTACCCACCGGTACCGATGTGGTGATTGGCTTTCTGGGCGGCGACCGGTCAAGCGCGGTCATCATTGGTTCCAATCATCAGTCATTTCGTCATGTTGGGCTAAATTCGGGTGAGACGGTGATTTATTCGCAGTGGGGGCAATACATCAAGTTAACGGAAGCTGGCATTATTATTGAGGCCAATAGTCAGCCGGTCACAGTCAATAATGCGACTGAGGTGACGGTTAATGCCACGGTAAAAGTACGGCTAAATACCCCGTTACTGGAGGTCAGCGGCGATATTGTCGATAACGCTGGCAGCAATGGCACCACACTGAAAACCCTACGCGAAGCCTATAACACCCACAATCACCAACTGAAAAATGTGCAGGGCGGTAGCTCGACATTAACCAGTGAAGCGACGGGCAAGGTGGTTCAATGACAACCGATATCAAAACAATCTGGGAGCCGGGCAAATTGCTGGGCGACTGGCAGACCGGCGGCGGTGGGCTACTGGATGGCAATGATTTAGAGACTGCTATTTTGATTAGCCTATTCACTGACCGGCTGGCCCGTGCTGATGATGCTATCGATGGCGATGATCGCCGGGGATGGTGGGGTGATACTGGATCAGAGTACCCGATCGGCTCCCGTCTGTGGTTGCTGCGCCGCGAAAAACTTACTACCAAGGTAGCGCTAAAGGCTGAAGACTATGCCAATGAAGCCTTGGTTTGGTTGCTTGATGATGGTGTGGTGACGGCAATTAGCACCAATGCCCAGATAATGTACCCCAACCGATTGAATCTCATCGTCAGCTATCAACAACCTGCGCAAACACAGGCGTCTGTTAAATTTTCATGGGTATGGGAGACCTAATACATGCCATTTAATCGCCCCACATTAAGCGAACTGCGCCAGCGCAACCTGTCTTATATTCAATCGGAACTGAAAACTGGCGGTAATTTATTGCGCTTCTCTAATATCGGCGTGATCAGCGATGCCGATGCCGGGATGGCGCACCTGCATTACGGCTATCTGGATTATATCGCACTGCAATCCACACCTTATAATGCCACCGATGAATATCTTGCCGCGTGGGCCGCGTTAAAAGATGTGTTCCGCAAACCCGCTAACCCCGCGACCAGTCCTACTGTTGAGTTTAGTGGCACCGCAGGTCGTGCGGTTCCCGCTGGTAGCTTGTTAAATCGGGCCGATGGTTATCAATATCGTCTCGATCATGGGGTAACAATAGGTGTCGGTGGCACCGCTACCGCTTCAATTACGGCCGTGCTTCCTAGTGTACTTGATGATAGCTCTGGTGGTGTTGCGGGGAATGCAGATGCAGGAACGTCTCTGACATTGGATGTGGCCATTGATGGGGTTATGTCGGTGGCCACTGCAATCGTTAAGATATCCGGTGGCGCGGATATTGAGTCAGAAGATGCTTTTCGTTCCCGCATGTTACTGGCTTATCAAAATACTCCTCAAGGTGGCAATGATACCGATTATCGCGGCTGGGCTTTAGCAGTGCCGGGGGTGACTCGTTGTTGGGTGAAGCGCCGCTTGCAGGGGGTGGGTACGGTCGGTATTTACATTATGTGTGATGGCAATGATTCTGGCGGCTTCCCGATCGGGAGTGATGGCATATCGCAATTCGAAGAGTGGGGCGCGGTGAAAGCAACCGGTGATCAGGGGCGGGTAGCCGACCACATTTACCCCTTGCAGCCCATTATTGCCATCATCTATGTCTGTGCACCGGTAGCAGCACCCGTGAATTTTGTCATTAGCGGCATCTCTACTGCAGATAGCGAAACCACCACAGCAATCAATACAGCTATTGATGAGGTCTTTTTTACTGAGGGTGAGCCGGGCGGTAAAATTCTGCTGTCATCACTGCTGCTGGCCATCGGTGATGTGACAGGCACCAGCGGTTTTATTCTCGACTCCCCAACGACTAACATCCAGCTTGAAACCGGACAATTACCCGTCCGGGGCACGGTGACCTACCTATGAGTCGATATTCTGTTAATGACTATACCGCCGCAATTCAATCGCTGATGCCGGGGGGCTTAGTTTGGCCCAAAATATCAGACGGGGTTCAAACCAGCACGTTACGAGCACTGGCAAGGTCTTACCAGCGCAGTGATGAGGATGCCCGTGATCTGCTCGATGCCGCTTTTCCTTCAACAGCGACCGCCATGTTACCCGAGTGGGAAGCGACGCTTGGGTTACCGGATTTATGCGCGATAGGTGAGATAGACAGCATTATCCAGCGCCAGCGGGCCGTAGTCTCCAAACTGTTCGGCATTGGTGGCCAGTCAGTGGCTTATTTTACCCGTATTGCTGGGGCGCTAGATTACACCATCTCAATCACCCAATATCGGCAGGCATGTGCCGGGATGTCGGTTTGCGGTGACGCCATAAACGGTGAAGAGTGGCCGTTTACATGGCTGATCACCGCGCCGGAGACCACGATCAATTATGCCCAATGCGGTTTGACTTATTGCAGCGATCCACTGCGTTCGTGGGGAAACAAACAGCTTGAATGTCGGTTAACAGTGTTAAATCCATCCCATACCATTCTTAAATTTGGCTACATCAGCTAGTTAATCACTCTCTATTCATTTTTAAGCGCCTTAACTGGCGAGGGTTTCTTATGCAAAAAATTGGCGATATCCCCAACACGCGCGCCGACAATAATGGCGAGTTTACTGATGGTAATGTTGCTGGTGGCGTACCACCGACAATACTGCCAGCTGAGTGGTTTAATACCATTCAACGCGAATTAATGAGTATTTTGGCGGCGGCTGACATTGAAGCGGACAGTGATGCTTTTGATCAAGTTCTTTTGTCCATACAAAAGCTGGTTAGTGAGGGGGTTCCAGAACTTAAAGACGCTTCATTAACCCAAAAAGGGATTGTCCAGCTTAGCAGTTCTATAAACAGCACTAGCGAGGCATTAGCTGCAACACCTAAAGCTGTTAAAACCGTGAATGATGCGGCACTCCAGAAGTCAGCGAACTTATCTGACCTGGCCAATATAGCAACTGCATTATCAAATCTCGGAATTGGCCCGGCAGGGTTATTAGGCGTTGCAACTAATGCGCAAATGGCGGCAGGGACAAGCACGTCATTACTTCCAACTGTTGCTGCTGTGATGAGTTTGTTCAGTAAACGTGTATTTACTAGTCATGATTATATTCGTATACCGGACGTACCGGGGGGATTGATTATCCAATGGGGTTTTACGCCCAATTTATTAACAAATACCATAGGTGTTGCTAATTGGAGTCATCCGTTACCCATTCCATTCCCAACAGCATGTATTGTTGGAACAACTACAGCAGCCGGCACCACATCTCCACTAACAAGCGCGGCCAATCTGTCTGGTATCCCTAACATATCAGGGCCGGTATCAACCATTACTGGATCTGTGCAAAATGCAAGAAACGACCAGAGCGTAGCCATTTACTATATAGCTATAGGATATTGATATGAGAGCCTTGTTTAGTTCGAAGTTAGCAGCATTTATCCCCGAGAATATGGCAATAGATGGAAGCTATAGCACTGATGTCACAGATAATCTTATCGTTGTTAGTAATGAGGAACTATCAACGTACTGGCGACAGGAACCACCCGCAGGGAAAAAGTTGGGTACCGCTAATGGGCGGCCCGCATGGGTAGATGCCCCCCCCACAATCAAAAGAAAAGTCCGTTGAATTTGCGCAATGGTATAAAGATGGCTTGCTATCAGAGGCACGTCTAATTATCGACCCATTGCAAGATGCTATTGATTTAGAAATGGCAACTGATGATGAAAAAGCAACACTGTTGAAATGGAAGAAATACAGAGTACTACTTGGGCGAGTTGACACTGAATGTGCACCAAACATCGAGTGGCCGGTAGCGCCGCAAGAGTAAAATACAAAGCCGGGCTTAATGGCCCGGTCTATTCTTACATGATGGTTTGGGTGTGAGAAAAAACCTTCTGCAAAACTATTTTTTATTTGTTTCTATTCAGTAGGTTATAACACGACTAATTTAGTTGATTTTAGGTGTCGAGAACATAGTAATTATTTTAAATATCAATGTATTGTACTGTAACTCAGCACCTACTGAAACAGTATATTGAAAAACACTCGCCACTGGATGCTGAGCAGTATCAGCCGAAGGGGGAGATCGTTTATAACCAGTAGGCTGTTTATTAAATATGTACTTATTTATAATCTGCCGCAAACCAAGCTGTAAAAATTAAGGGTATCGCCCAGTGGCACTGAGTGGCTGGGCTATACCGGTTAATTACACAAGTTCAATGACAGGCTCATCGGGGAGATAGTTTGCAATTGCATTAGCGATACTTTGATTATCGTTATTCTTATTGGCATTGCTTTCAAATTCATGGATAAGTATATCCAGTGCCTGATTGAGACGGTTATCGTGCGCTGAGTTAGCCACTGCGACCAATGTCTGAACAACATACTTCAAGGCAATAAGATCTGCTTTTATATTAAGATCATTCTTGTGTGCATCATAACCCAT